AACACCAGCCGCAACCGTAACCCCAACACCTTCAACAACAGTTACAGACGGAACTGTTGAAGTGCCTGCAACGACAGCGGCCGCAACAGTGACGTTGACGCCGCCGTCGTAACGGACAAAGTCTTGGTTGTACTCGTTGCCTGACGAGTACGCAGTCATGGTGTTACGCCGTTTCGGGTTCTACTGCCTCAGCCTCGTCAGCTTCAGCGACGCGCGCACTCAGGATCTCGTTCTGTGCGGTCAGGACAGCGATCTCGAATTGTTCGGGGTATCGAGTTTGAAGGATTGCGAGAACCCGGTCAGTGATGTTGATTTCGGTCATGCTGCCTCCAAAGCAGTAACCCGAGTTGAAAGCTCTTGAATAGCTTTGACCATCGGAGCCATCAATTCGCTGTAACGCAAACCCTGACGATCCAACGTAGTGACAGTGTTGCCCTCTTCGTCGATTTCTTCCGTAGATTCAGTGTGAATCCACACACCCCTGTCTGACGCATCATCACCGAGAGTCGCAGCAATTTCTTGAGCGACGAACCCCATGTGTTTGCGAGTACCTACATAACCGCTGCGATCGTTCCACGTCCATGAAACGGGCCGCAACGAATCCACAAACTCAAGGCCAAGGTCAAGGTCAGTGATGTTCGTTTTGTCTCGTTCGTCTGAACCTGTAGTGACACCGTTCGTGACATAGGCGTCGTCAAAACGCCTGCTCGACAACCCCAAACTTGAGACGTTATCGACCGTGCTGTGAAGCACTGTCGCGCCAAAAGCGTAGCCGTACGAACCAGTAACACCGTGACCTGCGCCAGAGTTTAGACCATTGAACCGCATCTGGATCGACATGCCACCATCAGTGTCACTGCCGTACGTTTCATCAGCACGACCAAAGATGCCAGCGTTGTACTTCGGGTTAGTCGTCGTAAAAGCAGCGTCAGTCGAACCGAACAACAAGCCAGGCGTGAACTGGGATGTCGTGTTCATTTCTCCGGCAACAAGAGCGATGCCCTTATCGGTGCCTACCGTATTCGTACCACCAGCGGTGCTTCGAGAAGTAATAATCCCGTTTTCAATTTCTAGCGCCGTTTGAGGCGACGTGGTGCCGATACCGACATTGCCAGCATTCGTCACGACCATGCGCTCATTGAGCGACGTGCCGTCATGCGTCCAAAAGCCAAGACGACCCAAACCGCCAAACGACTCGACTGGAGTCGTTGCAACAGCCGCCTGAACCTTCGCCCCGCCATTTGACGAATCCGCCGAATAAAACGACAACTGACCCCACGGCGCAGTCGTAGACCACGAACCGCCACTCGTCGAAGTCGAAATGCGAACTTCAGTCGGAGACGTAGGAGTCGTGCCCGTAGCAGACGAAACCTCAAGATCTACCACGGGCGACGTGGTGCCGATACCAACAAGACCCGTGCCGCCAACCGTAAGTCGAGCCGTCTCATCAGTCGCCAAAATCATTGCGCGACCGTTTGAATTATTACCAATCCAAGTACCGGTCCCGTCCATCGTGAAGAACGATGAATACGCGTTGCCGTCAATCTTCAAATGGCCGTTGCCAGTGCCATCCGGTGTAATGTCGTCACCCGCACCAATAACAACCTGGCCGTCAACCTCAAGGGCTTGTGCAGGGTTCGTGGTGCCGATACCGACATTGCCAGACGACGTAATCGTCATCCGGTTGGCGTTGTCGTAACCCCGGAAAATCAGACGGTCCTCTGAAGTGTCGTAATAAACTGAAGCGCGTGCAGCGTCAACTGCGTCACCAAAAACAAGTGCAGGATCAGACGCATCAGTAGACCGAATGCGAACCTCAGGGTTTGACGAACCGTGAACCTCTAGCTCGGACCCTGGTGACGTGGTGCCGATACCAACACGACTATTCGTCTCATCAACGTACAACGGGTCAGTCGACCAACCAGACGTGCCCGAACCAGTACCCGTCAAAACACTGCCAGCAACCGGAGTCGAAGCCCCAGTACCAACCTTGTCCTCAATCGCGTTAATCGCCAAACCCACGTTCTGATGCAACGCATGATGAGCAGGACCACCATCCGTAGACGACAACAACTCATCAGCAGACGGATGCGAATCGTCACCAACCGTCGAAGCATCATCAACGGAACCAGGGAAATTAGTAGCCACGGGTCAACCTCACGGAGTCAAATCAAGAGTGAAAATGCCAGACGCATTAAACGTCAACACAAAATCACCAGCAGACGACGACTTGTCTGCACCAAAATCAATGTAACAAATCAACGGATCGTTAGTAAGCGAATCGTCGTACACCACAGCGCCACGAGCCGTAATCGTCGAAGAAGTCCACGTCACATCGGCAGCATCAAACGTGATCGTGCCGCCCGACTGCGTCAACGTCACCGAAGACAGCGACTTGCCGCCAGCGTCATAACCGGTGCCAGACACCTCGTTGGTGACATCCGCTTTGAAGTCGTGCGTGCCAAAATCAGGGGTGTAGGACGACGTGACCAGCATGACCTTGAACCGGTCAGCGGTCGTGTCGTCCAGATCGAGGGCAAGATCGTTCTTCAGTGCGTTGAGGAACGTGATGCCGTACATTCCGCTAGCCATTAGCGCTTCTTCTTCTTCTTAGGCATCGGCTTCGCAGCCTTCTTACCGATTTTGCTGTACGGCTTACCCTTAGGCATAACAACTCCAGACAACGTGAAAGAGGGGCCGGGCCACGCACCCGACCCCCCTTTACACTACACCATCAACGCTTATCAGTTAGCGCCGATGCTGGACGAGGTTTCGATCCGCTGGAGCGAAGCCTCACGGAAACGGCTGTAACCGACGAGGTGGTACCAGCCGACCGTCTGGAAACGACGGAGGCTGTCGGTCACGGGACCGAACACGACGGACGGGTTCTCACCGAAACCAGCGCCACGGCTGTGAGCCTTGGCGAGAGCCTGCTTACCGCAGATGACGGTGTTGTACTGATCGACGTTCGAAGCGCCAGCGTCAGCAACAAGGTCGATGCGGGGCGTCTCGATGAAGTCCACGCCGCCGAAGGTGCCGATGCTGCCCATGCGGACACCAGCGCCGTCCTGACGGATCTGGTACTGAATGATGTCAGTAACAGCGGTGTCTTCACGAAGGTCGAACGACACGTCGGGGTGGATGAAGCCGACGTACACGCCGCCGTCCATCGTCGGAGCCGAATCGCCACGAAGCGCAGCAACGGACTGACGGATCAGCGACGCCGTAATGGTGTCGCCAGCCGCAAGCTCAGCAGTAGCGGTAGCATCGCCGCCGTAGGAGACGTTGCTGCCGCCAACAAGGACACCCTGAACGACCTTGTCGATCGAGTTCGCCATGTTGTAACCGATGATGTTCGCAGCATCAGCATCCACGTTGAGGAACGAGGTGCCACGAAGCTTCGCCGTGGTGGTGACAGCGTTGCCGTACTCGGCAAGGGTCACGGTAACGGTCGAGTCGCCAAGGGCAACAGCGGTCACATCCGAAGTCTCGGTCAGAGCCGAAGTGGCCTGAGCAAGATCGTTGTAGATGTTGAACTGGACAGCAGAGCCAGGGTGCGACTGGTTGGTCGACTTAACGTCGGCAACCATCTCGAACATCGGCTGGCTACGCAGCGCGAAGTAGGCAAGCTGTTCAAATGCAGTGGTATCCGAAGACACCGAAGAAGCCTGGGTGTAGGCCATGATTGGGGTCCTTTCCCCTCAGGCCCACCTCAGCTACATCAGACTGCTGCGTTCCAAGTGTGGCCGTGCGCTTCCATCAGCTCTCGCAGTTCGTCAGGGTTCTTCGTCTGACGAATCAACGTATCGAGTTCAGGATTGGTAACAGGGCCAGCATCGTCAGCCGCCATCGCGATCCGCTGCTCAGCCCCATAATCAACCTGGGGTTGCTGCGCCTGCACCGGCTGTCCGGTAAGGCCCAGTTCGGCAGCTTCTGCACGAATAGCGTCCACAGTCATGTCGCCGTCGTAGCCCCGCATGAAGTACTGACCCTGCTTAGAGCTTGGGTCAACACCTGCGTCACGGAACGACAACTCGCGTTGCAACTGCGCCAACTGTGCGACCGCCTCGTCGCCGGCTTTCGCACGGTCCTCGAGTTCACGTCGCCAGTTTGGCTTCGATTCTTGGCTAACAGAGTCTTCAGCCTCGGTGGGCATTTCATCTGTCATATGTCACTCACCTTCGATA